TGGCCCCTGGCAAACCCTGCACTGGGCAAGTTCCGATCGGCGCGGGAGATGCAGGAGGAGGCGACCAGGGCGCAGCGGATGCCGACCTTCGAACCGCCCTTCCGCAACCTCTACCTAAACCAGCGCGTCGACGCGGAGCCGAAGGCGATCAACCCGGCGGAGTGGGAGGCCTGCGGTGGCGAGGTGGACCTCGCCGCGCTGGCCGGCCGCCCCTGCTACGGGGGGCTAGACTTGTCGAGCACACGCGACCTCTCGGCCCTCGCCCTCTACTTCCCCGAGGACGAGGGCGCCCTGGTGCTGCACTGCTGGTGCCCGAAGGATAACATGGGCGAGCGGGAGGAAACCGATCGCGTTCCCTATCGCACCTGGGCGAAGCAGGGGCTGATCGAGCCCACACCCGGGAAGGCGATCGACAAGCATTTCATCGCCGCCCGCCTGGCCGAGCTGACCAACCGTTTCGACGTGCGGGGCATCGCCTTCGATCGTTGGGGGATGCAGGATCTGAAGGCCATCCTGAACCGCGAGGGCATCGCCCTGCCCTTGGTCGAATGGGGACAGGGCTTTGTCAGCATGGGCCCCGCAGTCGACGCCTTCGAGACGGCGATGCTTTCCGGCAAGCTCAAGCACGGGCTCAACCCGGTTTTGCGCTGGTCGGCCGGCAACCTGGTCTATGAGATGGACCCGGCCGGCCTGCGCAAGCCGAGCAAGAACCGCTCGATCGACCGCATCGATCCGATGGCCGCCACGATCATGGCGATGGGGCTGTCGAGCCGCGACGAGGGCCCGAAGGTCTATTCGGGGCAGGGGATTGTCTGGCTTTAGGCCAACGCGTCAAATTCGGCCCAGGCATCGCACACCGGGCAACCAGGTTCAGGCTCTGCGCAGCGGCTTCCCCAGTGCTCAACGAGAGCCTCTTCGATTGCCCCCGTGGTCTTGACCGCCAGCTTATGCGCCAGGATCTGTCGCACAGCCTCAGGGCGGGTCATTGGCTCGCCCTGGTCGGTAATCCACGCATCGAGCTTGGCGAGCTGGTCGGGGGGAATGCGAACCGTGACCGGCGTTGCATTCACCGCCGGCCGCCCCCGCCCTGAATTTCTGACATTACCAATTGACGACATGAATTGATGATGTCAGATAAAGCGAGCCGACGCAAGGATTAGGCCCCTCGCGCCGGCTCTGACCGCAACGTGCTTATTGGAGCAACGTCATGGCTAGTGCCTCTCTACGGGCGGAATCCGCCCTGTTCAACGGCGCAACCGCGCCCGCTATCCTCCTGCACACCGCCGCCACCCCGATCGGCCGCATCCTCGCGCGGTTCGAGCGCGACCAGCTCGAGTCGTTCGTGGCCGTGGCCATCGACCTCCTGGACGCAATCGACGGCGACCCCGAGGCCGAGGACGGCGACGAGGATCGCTGCGCCGCCTATGACGACCACGTGGGCCGATCGCTGGCAGGCCTGTCATTCGATTACGGCCCTGGCGACCCCGCGGATGGCGAGGAAGAACCGGGCATTGTCGCCGCCTATGGCACCGACCAATCGCTTGGCCCGATTGGCGAGACCGAGGCCGACCAGCTCGCACGGTGGGAGGCCCTGCCCCGTGGGTGAGGTTGTCCGCTTCCCTCGCCGCCGCCGCAGCTCGGTCGAGCCGAAAGGCCCGGCCGAGCTGCGCGCCTTTCCCGACCGAATCGGCCTGACCGCGCCGCCCTTCGATCCGGCCAATGCCGACCACCAGTGGATGTGGAGCAAGCTTTACGCGGCGCACGTGCTGCCGATCCTGGTACGCGATAAGCCTGAGGGCCACCCCCTTAGGGCGTGGTGGCAGGCCGAGTTCAATCGCGTGTTCCCTCGCGCGGAACGGTGAACTCATGACGGTTGACAAAACGACTTCCCAAGGGCATTTCGTGAAGAACGACTTTAGGAGGTCGCTTTGAACGACGCTGCTTCTCGCAAAAAAATCCGCCTCGGCGAAGTTGCCGGCGCCTTGGCAGTGGACGCCAAGCTGATCAGGAACTGGATCCAGGGCGACCGCTTCGATCTTTTAACCGATGAAAATCGCGCAGCGCAAAAATGGCGCGAATTTTCGTTCTTCGACGTCGCTCACCTGGCAATTGCACAGCAGGTGATTCGCTACGGTTTCAACGTTGACGAAGCCCACGATTTCGCCGGCGCATGCCTCATCCGTCTCCTCGGGCCATTAGCAAATCGAGCAACCTTAGGGCGCATGCCCGGGGGCGCACTGTTGTCGGTTGCCAAGGGAAAATCGTTCTACCTGGTGAAATTCAGCACGGGCGACAGCCGAGGCATATTGGTACCTGGCGACCTCGAAGAGTTCCCGGTTTACCCTGCCGCCGTCCGGATCGACCTTTGGGCCTGCATTGGCTCGGCGTTCAAATCGCTCGAGGAAATGGGCCACGATCCTTTTGAAAGCAGCCATCCCCGCGAATACTCGGAAGAAGAAGCCGCCGCGCTCAAGGCGGTTTTAGTCGATGATGACTCCGATTGGTCTGAAGAACTGATCGGCAGCATGCGGCAGGCCCTGGACAGTCGGGCCTCCGAACAATGAACGCTTTTGGCCAACGTCGCGAGACAGTGGGCAATCTCAGTGCCGGGGCATGGTGCCCCGGCCCGATAGAAAGGCAGTAGGATGAAGACTTCCGAACTCCTCGAACAGCGGGCGGCGATCGTTGATCGCATGACCGCCGCTCACAACGCCGACGACAACGCGGCGTTCAAAACGGCCCAGGGCGAGCTGCGCGGCGTTGAGGCCGAGCTTGAGCGCGCCAAGGCGATCGAGACCGCCGAGCGCCGCGAAGCGGGCCAGCCTATCCATGGCGACCGCCAGCTCGATCGGGAAATCCGCACCCGCTTCAGCGTCACCCGGGCCCTTGCCGGCGCAGCCGGTCTTAGCGTCGATTGGGGCTTCGAACGGGAAATGCAGGGCGAGCTGGCCAAACGCGCCGGCAAGCCGGCCGAGGGCCTTTATATCCCGGCCGAGGTGTTCGAGCGCCGCACGCTGACGACCACCACCGCCGCCGAGCTGGTCGCCACCGACCATCGCCCTGAGCTTTATGTTTCCGCCCTGGTCGCGTCGTCCGTCGTTCGCAGCATGGGCGCGACCGTGTTGAACGGACTCACCGGCAACGTCTCTATTCCCCGTGAAACGGATTCTCCCGCCATCGGATGGGTTGCCGAGAACGCGGCCTTGTCGAGCGACGATGCCAACTTCGACGCGGTGACGCTTTCGCCCAAGCATGCCGGCGCCATTTCCGAATGGAGCCGCAACATGCTGCAGCAGTCCAGCCCCGACGTGGAGCAGCTGCTGCGCAATATGCTGGCCCGCAACCTCGCGCTGGCGATCGACCTTGCCGCCATCCAGGGCGGCGGCACCGACGAACCGGACGGCGTGCTTGCGAATGGCGGCATCCAGACCCAGACCTATGCAACCTCGATCTTCCACACGGCAGCGGAAATGATCGCCAAGGCGGACATCGCCAACGTGGCGACCAACGGGCGCGGATTCCTCTCCACCAACACGGTGAAGAAGATCGCGATGAAGGCGCAGGACACCCAGAAACTGCCGGTCGGCCTCGCCACGATCTTCCACGGCGAGCGCACCGCGTTCGGCAACCAGGTGCCGACCAACCTGGGCGCGGGCACCAACGAGCATGGCCTGATCTACGGCGACTGGGCCGAGCTGCTGATTGGCATCTGGTCGGAAATCGACGTGCTGGTGAACCCCTTCGAATCGACCGCCTACAGCAAGGGCAACGTCTCGATCCGCGCCATGGCCACGGTCGATTGCGCGCTGCGCCACCCTGCCGCCTTCGTTTCAGGCACGGGCGTCCTGGCCGCTGCGGCAGGCATTGCATGATGTTGGCGGCCCGCCCCCCGGCCGCTATCGAGCGGCGTAGCTTTACCGAGGTGCGGGCCGATGGCCGGCGCCTGGTGGGCTACGCCGCCACCTTTGGCGCCGAGGCGCGCATCGGCTCGCTTGTCGAGACGATCGCGCCCGGCGCCTTTGCCGCGGCCCTCGCTGGCGACGTGCTCGCCCTATTCGATCATGATCCGGCCAAAGTGCTCGGCCGCACGCGATCGGGCACACTGCGGTTGCGCGAGGACTCGCGCGGGCTGGCCTTCGAACTGGACCTTCCCGATACGCAGGCGGGCCGTGACGTGCAGGCGCTGGCCGAACGCCGCGACCTGGGCGGCATGAGCTTCGGCTTCACCGTGCCCAAGGGTGGCGAGGATTGGCAGGGCGAACACCGCACGCTGCGCAAGGTTAACCTTGCCGAAATCAGCGTCGTGTCGGCCTGGCCGGCCTATCCCGACACCGAGCTGGCCCTGCGCGGCCGCGCAGGCTCCGATGGGCTCGCCCGTCGCCGCCAGCGCGCCCTCATTCTTGCGGAGGTTGCCCGTGGAGTGGACTGACCGGATCCTCGCCCGCTTTGGCTATGAGAAGCGCGCCCACGACCTGTCGTGGCAGGCGCTCGGTGCTGGTCTTGGCTACAACGGCGCCATTGCCACCCGCGCCGCCGAGAACCTCTCGGCCGTGCTGGCGTGCTCCACCGTTATCTCCACCTCGCTGGGGAGCATCCCCGCCCTGATCTACCGGCAGGAAGGCGAGAGCCGGATCGAGGCGCTCGGGCATCCGCTCCGGCGCCTGGTGCGCCAAGGCGTGAACGATAGCCAGTCATGGCCCGATTTCATCGAGCACCTGGTCGCTTCAACCCTGTTGACCGGCAACGGTCTGGCCGAAGTGCTACGTAGTTCGAATGGCGGATTGGCCGGCTTCCGGTTCATCCCGTGGAGCTGGGCCTCCGTTGTTCAGCTTTCCAGCGCCCGACTTGCCTATGACGTCAGCGACCCCCTGAGCGGCCGCTCCCGGCGCCTGCTGCAGGGCGAGGTGATCCACTTGCGCGATCGCACCGATGATGGCCTGATCGGCCGTTCGCGCCTATCCCGCGCGGCCGAGACAGTGCAAGGCGTACAGGCCAGCAACACGTTTGCCCTGAAATTCCTTGAGAATGGGGCGCAGCCGAGTGGGTTCATCCGCTCGCAGACGGGCTTGAGCGAGGCGCAAAGCGCATCGCTGCGGGCGCAGCTCGCCGCCCGTTACCAGGGAGCGAACAACGCAGGCCGCATCGGCCTGCTGGACGCCGGGCTTGAGTGGATAAGCAACCAGGTCTCCCCCGAGGACGCCGAGCTGCTGGAATCGCGCAAGTTCGGCGTCGAGGAAATCTGTCGCCTGTTCCAGGTGCCCCCGCCGCTGGTGCAGGATTACAGCCACAACACCTTCACCAATTCGGAGACGGCCGGCCGCTGGTTTGCCATGTTCACGCTGGCACCATGGGCGCGCAAGATCGAGGCGGAATTCGCGCGCAGCGTATTCCCGTCGAGCGGCACCTATGAGCTGGAGCTTGACCTGTCGGGCTTCCTGCGCGGCGATCCCGCCACCCGCTGGCAGGCGCACCAGATCGCCCTGCAGAACCAGGTGCTGGACCCCGACGAAGTGCGCCAGGTGGAGGGCTGGAACCCCCGCGCGGCGAAAACCGGCGAGGTGATCATCTGATGGCCCGCTATGTCACGGCCGAGGAACTGGCGCGGGAGGTGGGCGGCATCACCGCCCGCACCGTCCGCTCGCTTCGGAGCCGCGGCATCCCAACCGTGAAGCTTGGCAAGGCGTGGCTCTACCCGCTCGACAAGGCCCTAGCGTGGATCGAAAGCCAGGAGGAAGCATGCCCCGACCCAACCTCGGCCCCCGCCTCGAAACCATGCCGGGCCGCAGCGCCCTCTACATCGTCTGGTACGAAGGGGGGCGTAAGCGCAGCCGCAGCACTGGCACGGGAGACCGCCGAGAGGCTGAAGCGCAGCTTGCCGGCTTCCTCCGGGAACGTGAG